TAGGAACGCCAACTTTACGCAAGTCATCGAGTATCTGTTGAGCCTCATCAGGACTCAAATCTTCCTTTTGCAGCCTGTTCATTATCATTTTTGAGGCTGCTCCGGGCTGATCTCCTACGCCAGAAGCCGTTAGAACATTGCGAATTACAGTACCAGCACCACGAATAGCAGCCGGGATAACAGCACCAGCGGTAGCACCAAAAACACCAGTTTCTAAGGCTTTTCCTGAAATGTCATCAGTCGCAGTACCAATGCCAGTTAGCACACCAGTAGCACCACCAACAGCAGTACCTCTAGCAATTTGCCCCGGCAACGTCGCACCAGTTACAGCCTCTTGCACTACTGGGGCAGCTTTCCCAAGTGCCTTAAACGCAGCAAATGGAGCCAATAAAGCACCACCAAACTCAGTAACTCCACCAGTAACAGGATATTCAGCCTGAAACGCACCTTGTTGCGATCTAAGTTGGTTTCTTAATTGCTCGTATTGTTGGCCTGAAATTGCACCTGAACGTAAAGCAGCCTCAAGTTCCTCAGCAAATCCAAAAGTCGCACCTTGAGCAACAGACCTAGCTGCTTCTACTCTAGGAGAAAATGGAACCTTTGGCTCCATTACGGAACCCTGCATATTTCGCTGGATAGCTGAAGAAATCTCCTGATCCGTCATGTAATCAGGAAACTCAACCTTCCCCATGCCCGGAACTTCAATAACCTTTGCCATTACTCAATCCTTCCGGTAGCAGGGTTATATTTCTTTGTAGGAGCAGCAGGAACATCAATCTTGTAATACTTTGAGTATTTACTACCGACAGGGTCTTGGCTCATGATTTCGTAGTTCTGCTGATGAGAGGATATTTTTTGTTGAGCAATCTTCTCAAGCGACGAAAGCAATGACCTGACTTCAACATCAGTAAAGTCACGCAAGTTACCAGCAGCAGCCCTAGCAATCAAACTACGCTCATTCTCCGTAATCGCTCCCTGACCCTTCATTGCCTCAGCAGCACTCAACTCTAATGATGCAAGTCGTTGCATTGCAACAGCCGTATTTGCTAGTTTTTCTTGCGTATTCTTACCAGACACACCCAAAGCAGTAGCAAATTGGTCAACAGCGCGAGGAACGCCAGCTTGGAAACCTGAGTAAACACCCTTATCTAACAATGGTTGAATACTCTGAATTGTTTTAACCGTATTAACAGCTGATTTTGCTTGCTGGAAAGATGCTCTAGTGTCCTCAACAACACCTTTAGCAAACTCCTTTTCCATTTCTCTCGTACCCATATCAATACGAGTAGCACCAGCCGTTCGTTTTTGAATATCTCTGTTCAATAAAACAGTATCTAACTGATCTAACTCAGTTGATGATAGTTCTCTGATGCTCTTATTAGGGAACAATTTGGCAGCAACACGACGATCCTCATTCGTGTAATCTTTTTCTTTATTGATAAATTCGTTTGCTCGTTTGTTAATGTCCTGCAAACCTTGTCTTAAATCGTTACCAGTAATACCGCCAGTTAATGCTAATTGCTGCAAATCATCAACTTCTAGCTTGAACTGGTCTGGGACACCAGCCTTTATTCCGCCGAAATCAAATTCCTCAACAGCTCGTCTTGAAATTTGCTCGTCAATTGCCTTAATCTGCTTGAGATTAGTGTCAATACGAGTCTCAGCTATTTTTGTTGGAATCGCAGACAAACGATCAATTTGACCCAAAAGTTGCTGTTTACGGACAAGAAGCGGATCAGGTTTAGGAGGAGCCGCTGTTACCGAAACCGGCGGCAAAACATTTGCTTCAGGAGCAGCCTCAGTTATCGCAGCCTCTGGCATTGTAGGAACAGCAGAAACCAGAGCAGGAGCAGCCGGAGCAGGGGCAGCAGAAACCGGAGCAGGTGCAGCACTAGGCGCACCAGTCAATGCCTGTTGGAACGGAGCCATCTCAGCAAAGTATTTGATAGCTTCAGCAGGATTAGCCCGGATGTAAGCAACCATCATCGGATCGTTGGCTATCTTAGGATCTTGCAGCAATTGATTAATCGCTTGCATCTGAGCCTGAGACTGCTGCAACTTCTGGACGTTAGCTAACTGGTTAATACCAGATTCATAGGTTTGACCAGCACCAGCAAAGCCAGCACCTAGCGCAGTTAGGACGTTCTGTAATGGAGACCGACGATAGCCTTGTGGACTCATACCCTGAGCCAATGCACCAACAGCACCTAGCAATCCACCTAGATTAGCGCGTCTCTCTAAAGCAATACGATCTTTTGGGTCATTTAATAGACCCTGATACATCGTAGGCGTACCACCAAAGATGTTAGGAATGTAATCTTCAATAGCCATACGTCACCTTAGATCAGACTAATTCTTGGGCTACCCATTGCGAACTGTGTAGGCTCTTCCATCTGGAACTGCTGACCACGCATCAAGCCCGGAGGAGGAGCCATCGAAGGAGGAGGCTCAGGAGTTACTGCACTTTGTAACGCACCTAATCCGACTTGAGTAGTCAAAGGATTTTCTTTAGCAAATGTGTTAATACCGCCAAATGCGTCCTTAGCACCAGACAGCAAACTTGTACCTAATCCTTGGTTCAAGGTCTGACCAGCAGCAGTTTGTGTAGCTGCGTATCCCATTGCAGGTTGTGTAGCGATATTCGCAGTCTGAGCAGCATTAGCAGCAGCACTAGCACCTTTAATCCCACCCATCGCAGCACCACCAAAGCCACCTAGCGCACCACCTAGCAACGCACCTTGTAATGGATTACGACGATTGGTCAATGCCCCAACACCAGCACCAATCATTCCCATAGTTACTGGATCACCCATTATTTGCCTCCAGACGGTGTAGATGTTGACTCAGAACGAGTCTCCAACGGCGCACCATAAACAACTTGAGCAGCACGTTGTAATCTTTGCAAAGGTAGGTCTTGAGCAGCCAATCGACCTTGGATAGCCTGTTGCTCGTAGCCTTCTCTAGCCTGACCAACCTGTAGAAGTCGCTGGAGATCAGCATAGTCAGCCGCAGACATCTGTGGAGCAGCCTGAGCAGCCGCTACCTGTCTAGCCCTCTCAGCCTCAGCCGATTGATACGCTAGCTCACCACCTCGTTCCGCTAATGCACGAGCAAAGATGTCTTGTGCGCGACCAGTTTGCAAACCCATTGCTGACGAGCCATAACGACCAGCCGATGAAGCCTGAGACTGTAGGTCTTGGATATTCTGGGTATAACGCTCACCAGCTAGACGATTCGCTTGCTCTAAAGCACCGCCTAGAAACGGATTAACGCCACGACCTTGAATCGTAGCTAACTGTTCAGCCTGACCAGCACGAAGTAGCGGAGAACCGCCTATAGCCCGTTGTTGAGCCATCTGTAGGGCTTGCTGAGTAGCCTCTGATGGAGATACCGCTAGGGTCTCAGGAGCCGCTGGCATCCCTTGATAAAGCCTCTGAGCCTCACCTAGCGTATAAGTGATATAAGGCTTAAATTCAGGACTTATCTCTGTTCTTGATGTTTGCGTTTGACCGCCGCCACCACCACCCATATTAAACCTCGCTTATCCACTTTCTAGGCCTGAAACCGTAAGACTTAGCTCTACGATCCCATCCCGGTCTATGGCTTGAGAATGTTAGGTATTTGTTACCGTTTTCCCTTGCCATATTTTTGATGAATTGTAAACCTTTTTGCACCATCTGATAATCATTTTCTAACGTCCAAGCACACCAGATATGGAGTTCTTCCCCCAATGGTTGCAATATAAAGAACGCTTTGAAATGGTTATCCTCTAGTCCAACCCATAGGCCAGATTTCTGATTCCAGCAGTCCGTGTACACATCTTCCACGATCCAGCTTTCAGAACTGACACTCTTAATTTTGTCTAACCCCGGCTTGACGCTCATCCACCACTTTCTGAGTTGGTCAGGCTCGATATATTTCCATTCTGTCATCCGACTATTATGTATCCGTAAGTTTTGTCAGCAGTACTATTAGCCCAATGACTAATCGTTGCTTGACCTTGTTGTTGAGTAGAAACGTATAAATTCGTTGTAGCCGATGGTGCAAGGTAAGACATCGTAACAATAGCACTAGGAACCGCTGGACGAGTAGGACTTGTACTCGTACCAAAATGCTCTAACGAAACGCTCGTGCTAGTCGTTCTCCACATAATCTCAGCATAATCACCTGCGTTCATTTCTATAAAGAAATTCATAGCGGCAATTAGGTGACTAGGATCACCAGAGCTTTTTCTTTGTGGTAAATGGAATCGGCTATTCGAGTTATCTATGTTAGTGCCGTTCTTCCTAAACCAAATATCCACATCCTGACCATCATTAGAATCGTTCTTAAATTGCAACGAAAACTGAATGTTGTAAATTCCATAATTCCTGACGTTTAGTCTAGAACTATTGGATAGGTAAATTCCATTGGAATAATCTGTTGTGTTGTACGTTATGGCATACGCTGTTGTCGTATTAGCCGCTGTCTGGTCTGTAGAGTCCTGAAACGCCCCATAGGGAGCAGAATCAGCCTCAGCAGCAGCAGATACCGGGACGAAGAAAATCAGGCTCTCAAAGCCTATACGCTCATCAAATAGGGTCGTTGTAACCGCATTGCTAGTCGCTAGGGTAATTAGACCTGTGTTGTTGGTCTTTCCGTCCATAACACCACGAACGACCTCAGCAACAGCCCTCTGATCCCCTCCAAATGGCGGTAATGTACGAAATTGCCTCATCGATTACCCTGCTTGAATACTTCTACGTCAATTCCTACCGCTGTTTCCCAGTTTGAACCCGTAGGAGTCAGTCTTAGGCGGTGATATTCACCGTTAGAACGGATGGAAACACGGTTTTCAGCATCAGCAGGTACGTCAGAGCCGAATTCCACCACCTCATTAAGCAAATCCCGGCTAGAGATCGCCACAGAACCGCTTCCACCGTCCACAGTTGGCCTTACTAATGTCACCGTAGACCGTCCAATGGCTATATCGCCTGTCGTAATGTTCGCTGTCTTAGGTTGACCAGAGAAAGCAATGATCTTAGCCCCTGAAACACCCGCAAAAAGTAGCTGACCACCAGCAAATACCCGTGAATCCAGAGGAATCTCTAGCGCATCAATGCTAGCGTTATAGTTATCTACCTGCTCTAACGTCGCTGAAGGAGTTAGCACAAAGGAAATAGAATTAGCTGTAGTGTCTGTATATGACCAACGATCCAAGTTAATCGAATAAACCAACAGATTTTTACCACCGAAAGAGTTATTGAATTTCCAGATAACTAACTTTCGGATAGGGTCAACTGTGGCTGACATTCCTGTAGATATTTCACCCGGAATGACATGGTCAAAAAACCACCTATTGACCTTCTCAGCACCGATAGCCTTTACTGATTGACCATCGCAAGAGTAAAACCCATCATCCGCTAGGAAGTACGTTATACCGCCATATTGAGCAATTGATCCGTCTGAAATACAGCCCAAAGACCTAGAGATCGCATCGAATTGAAAAAAGAAAGGGCTACCCGTGTAACTCATACGGTAAACCGCCCTCTCAAGGAATACTAGACCGTATTCCCCACCAGCAAGACCTGTAATGTCCCCACCGTCAGGGATGATCTGTGTATCTGCCTGAGACGCAGCACCCGGAGTCCAATCCGTCTCATCGTTAATATCCGACCAATAGACCTTGTTCGCATCCGTTCCATCGTTAGCCGCAACAACGAAATCACGAACAACCGTGACATATTTAGCCGTAGGAGCAGCAGCAGCTAGGTTCGCAAAATAAGTCGATACGCCAATCTCATAGGCTTGCAACTTATCCTGACCGTTAGCCAGAATCATCTTT